GCACGAAACTCTTCTATCGTTACAGCCATTAGTCGGACTAAGCGGTGAAGTCTAGCTTGACGATTGCAGACTCGAACGGAACAGCGATAGCTGCGAATCCGTATAGAGATAGCGTGTCGGTCAAGGTCGAAACATCCTGAGCGGTTAGTCGGGTTCCCGAGCCGTTTGACTCCATGGTTAGCAATGCACGAGAGTTTGCAAGGTAAGCCAGGGTGTCGCCTAGGGTTGGGTCAACAACTACTGGGATGCCCCAGATTGAACCGGTTAGGTCGTTGTTGGCGGTAGCGAAGGTGTTTGAGCCATCGTTGTTTACGTTCACAATTGGACGGCCAGCAGTGTCGGCAATCTTCATGAAGTATTTGTAAGCAGCAGGACCACAAAGGATGAACTCGGCGTTTAGACCAGAGTTAGCCTTGATGTATTTGACACCGTCGATTAGACCTTCGATAACCGAGGTAGCGGTTCCGCCGTCTAGGTCCATAACCTTGCCAGTGAAGTCAAGGGCAGCAATCTTTGCCTTGGCTGCAGTGTTGGTTGCGTTAGCGTAAGCAACTGCTAGTGCATCGAATGCGATACCTGCGTAGTCAACCGAGCCACGGAGCAGAGCCTGCTTCGAGACAGTGGTGTAACCGCCGTAGGTGTCTACGTTGGTCGAGATGCTGTCGATGGTTAGGTTACCGAACGAAAGTGCTTCGTTCTCTGGGTCTTGCTGACCAACGGCTAGGGTGTTAGCAGTGATGGCAGCATATTCAACCGTCATACCGGTAGCAGGAAGAACCGAAGTGCTCCATACGTTCCATGATGGACGGTTGCTCTGAATGAGCTTGTTGATGTAACCAATGTAGCCAGGAGCGGCGTAGGTGTCTGCCGAAGTCGAAGCAGCACGAGCCAATTCGATTGCAGCTGCGTCACCCTGAGCAAACGCACGAGCGTATTCTCCGAATGAACGGTATTTCATGTATTCAGGAGCCGATGGGGCTACTGGTGAGACAGACGACTCAACAACACGACGAAGTTCTGCAACTTCATCCTGAACCGAGCGAACGTCAAGTTCGATGTTGGAGTTTTCCAATTCGGACTCGCTTTCTTTGATAGGGGTAGGGGTTGGTGCGTCAGGCTGAACGATTTCACGTTCTTCTTCACGCACTTCGGTGATACTTGCACCTGCATAAGCAGGAAAAGGCACGACCGAGACTTCCTTCAAGGAAACCTTGGTGCGTGTAATCGTTGAGCCATCCTGTTCTTGTGAAACAGGCACAAAGCCCACCGAAAATTTGTTTAGTGCTCCATCACGCATAAGCGTAAGCACATCGTTGCCGAGAGTGGTCTCAGATACTTTTGCAGTAATTTCATAACCGCCATCGGTCTCCCGGCCATCGGTAACAACACCGATAGGGGTTTCGTGGCCATAAAAGAGTTTTACGTCTTCGATGGAGTCAATTGCACCGGGTGCAAAGCGTTCGTTGTAAACGCCGCCAATGTTTGCGTCTTGGTTGTAAGGAACAGCCAAACCAGTAATTGTGCGTTCTTCTAGATTCTCTAGGCGTAGCTCTAATGAGCGTGTTTCAATTTCAGACATTTAAGCCTTCTTTCTGAGCGGCATATTCTGGAGTGATAATGCCGGCGGCGATAGCGTCAGACCACATTTGCAAGCGAGCCGACTTGGATAAAACAAGGTCTTCCCACAGGAATTCGACTCGAGAGCCACGAGGTAGACAGTTTGATAATGCGTCCTGAATTGGACGGGTGTAAGCCTGAATGGTTTCACGATAGAACGCAGACTCTTCATCGACCAAATTTGAATAAGTGTCCGAAGTGCCATCAACACCAGTAACCAACTTGCGTGGTGGAATACCAAACAACCTGGCAATCGCTTGAACAGATTGTGCTGAAACTTCAGTAAACAATGCTTCAGAAGGTTTTAGAGCAGTGTGCTGATACTCGAAGCCGTTACCAAGCACAGCAATTTGGCGTGTGGCTTGTTTAGTGTTCCAAGTATTAGTAATGGTTTGTGCGTCATCTGGGCTTATCTCTTTACCAGTTTTTAGCACACCAGTTGGCACACCACCAGCTGAGAACCAGTTCGCCTGGTAATCACGCAAGTCCAAAGCACCAACAATGTCTTCCTGGCACATTTGGATAGGCGATGGGCCTTTAAGCCAGCCAGCCCTAGGGAAGAGCTGCAAGTGTTCGATTTGATTTGCAGTGTATGAACCATTTAGGTAAACATAGCGACGTGGCGAGTTCAGAGCGTCTGTTTCAGTCTCGATAGAAACCTGCCAAGCCGGTATCTGCATTACATCGTTTACTCGGCCAGCAGAATCAAAAGACTTATACCAAAAGGCGTTGCCGTAAAGAGCCAAATCCACAGCAGTTGAATAAATGAATTCGTGCCGCTTCATCTGCAACGATGGATTGTTTACGAATGCAGGGTTGTCCACAACCATGTCCATACCGGTCGCATAGCGTTTGGTTTGCAAACCGAGGTTAGAAACAGTGGTGGCAAGTATCTGAACGCTACGCCAGACCGCAGTTAGCGTTAGAGCCGATTCAGGAGTGGCTAAAGTCGAAGAGCGTGACGGAATCACAGGGGTTACTGCCCGAGTCTCAGTTTTAGGGAAAATGCGTTGCCAGATACTTGCCATCGCTAACAATGATAATGTTTAGCACTTACATTATGTCAAGTAACTCGGCGTGTCTAAAAAACTCCAATAGTCGACGGCTGGTGTTGCACAGCCACATAAACAGCCATCAGCGTTGCTGTAACAGCATCAATGTCGCCAAACGAATCACGCCTAGATAAAAACCAGTTTTCTCCCGAGTAACGAACCACACCTCTAGGAACCTGAGCGATAAGCAACTGGTCTGTGCCATTCCATTCGATAAGGCCCTGCTGGAACAGGCTAAACGATGTGGAAGCCGCAGCTGCAACTTCCTTCGACCACAAAGACCACAACGGCAAACCATTTTGCTTCAACCGCTTCTGCAAGTTAGGCATACGGCCACCATCGACCACAATGGCGGTCGCTTTAGTGTTTCGGTAAAGACTTACCAGTGTTTCGTATAAACGGCCTTCAGTGGGGTTTACAAGGCTTGCCACCAACTCGGTCTGCACAATGTCGCCGACTTTCTTGGCAGCACTAATCGTCGCATGGTCAAGTGTCGCCGTAACATCAACCGACAACACACAACCAGTTATGTCTGCAATACCTTGTGCCTGGCATTTGTAAAACACCGGTGCAGGAAGCCAAGACTCGCTCGAACCCGAGATGAACTGGTTTAGGCGGTAACGTCGAGCTTCATGCTCAGGGATAGTTGCCAAGTCAGTCATAATTCGGTCAAGTGGGATACGGCCACACTCGACGGCAGGATTACTAGCCAGAATTGCTTCTGTATCGATAGCCGAGCCTTCGGGGGCTTCCCAACAAAAGAAACCAAAGCGTTCCAGAGCAGGGTCGCCATTCACAGAGCGTTCACCTTGTTTGTAAAGGTCGATAAGGGTTTCGGAGGAGGTGTCGCCAGCGGTTGTAATGCCGATAATGATTCCTTCGGGGGAAGCAGTCGTTCCCTGAACAACAGCAGTCCACATTCCCTTTTTCCAAATGTGCAACTCGTCAGCCAACACAGTATCAACTCGCAAACCCTGCAAAGCCGATTCCTTAGCCGGGCGAACGTCATACCTAGACAAACCATCGGCAGATACAATTCCACGGCGTTCCGTAGTCTTCCGAAACATCGACTTCAACTCATCGTTGCTCATAATGGTCGCCAACACTCGGGAATAGATAACCATCGCCTGTTCCACGTTGGAAGCAAGAGAAAGCGTTTGGCCGTTACGCATAGCCACACCCCAAAGTCCAAGTATGGAACCGATTAGCGACTTACCCGATTGGCGTGGAATGCTGGCCACCACAGCTCGAAACCTAAGTTTGCCAGCGAGTTCAGGGTCTGGATGGTTTGCCGGGTATCGCTCAAGAATGTGGCGAAGAAGCCAGCGTTGCCATTCGTCAAGTTGAAAGTTACTTCCCTTTGGGTTGTCCATGTCAACGTAAGCCAAGTCGACAACCTGGAGAAGTCGGTCGGCATCAGACTCAAAGTCTTCCGATAGTGGCTTAGTCCACCTGGCAGGGAACAGCATTAGCGTTTTAGCAACTCCCGAAGCGGGTTGACCTGCTCAGGCTTACCAATCATTACTTTGAGTTCGTTGATTGTCTTGCGAAGTTCACCGGCGGTCGAGGTTTCTCCCTTGTCGTCGTATCGAGCTGCAAGTGCCAACGCTAAGTCGGCATGAACCTGAGACTCCACATCTAGCGACAATGTTTCAATCCAGTTCTTAGTTGTTTCGTAAATCATTAGGTTCTTTCTTGGTGCGTTCATGTTCAAACTTTAAGCCTATTTGGTGTAAGGAGGCT